ATTCAGGCGACTCACAACACAGAACTTGCTGTGCGTTTTGGTAGAAAAGTGCGTGATTTGATGTCTACTGACACATATCGTGACATTTTTACAAACACAAACCTAAAAGCGGACGATAAAGCTGCCGGTCGGTGGGGTACAGCCGAGGGCGGCGAATATTTTGCGGCTGGTGTGGGCGCTGCGGTGACGGGTCGTGGTGCCGATTTGTTTGTCATTGACGATCCGCATTCCGAGCAGGACGCGTTGAGCGAAACAGCCTTCGATCATGCGTATGAATGGTACACATCTGGCCCGCGTCAGCGGCTTCAGCCGGGTGGGGCGATCATTGTGGTCATGACACGGTGGGGAACGACGGACCTGACAGGCCGTTTGCTTAAAAATCAGTCCAATGACAACATGGCGGACGAGTGGGAAGTTGTTGAATTTCCTGCAATTATGCCATCAGACGAGCCTTTGTGGCCTGAGTTCTGGAATAAAGACGATTTACTCAAGGTTAAGGCCGCTTTGCCGCCTGCAAAATGGAATGCGCAGTGGCAACAACACCCGACAGCGTCTGAAGGCGCGATTGTTAAGAAAGATTGGTGGAAAATCTGGGAAAAAGAAGAGATACCGCCGGTCAAATACATCTTGCAAAGCTACGATACCGCGTTTTCTAAGAAAGAAACCGCCGACTACTCTGCAATTACGACTTGGGGCGTGTTTAAACCGGAAGAAGGCGGCCCAGATCACATTATTTTGATGGATGCGCGGAAGGGACGGTGGAATTTTCCAGAATTAAAGGAAATTGCCGTTGAAGAGCACGATTATTGGGAGCCGGACATGGTTTTGATTGAGGCCAAGGCCTCGGGAACGCCGTTAACGGACGAATTACGAAGGACAGGCATCCCTGTTGTGAATTATACTCCGTCCAAAGGCCGTGATAAGGTGACGCGCATGCACATGGTCGCCCCGATGTTTGAAGCGGGCATGGTTTGGGCGCCAGAAAAGCGATTTTCAGAGGAAGTGATCGACGAAGTTGCTTCATTTCCGATGGGCGAACACTGATTCGCTTCCGTCAAGGCGGATTTGTCTTTCTCGATGGCGAAGAAGACGACGAATTAGACGATATTCCACAGATTAGAGAGTATTACTGATGGCAAAACTTGAAGTTGGCGACAAAGTTACGCTAAACGATGGCACAAAAGGCACTTTTCAGGGCATGACAGGCTCTCAAAAGAACCGTCGGGCTGTTGTTGAGACCTCAGAAGGCCGAGTAACGACTCGTATATCAAATATTGCTGGTCAATCAGGTCAGTTGTCGCACGAAAAAGCGACCGGTGCGAGCGGAACAGGCCGAAAGCCGATGTCACAGGGCACATACAACAAATTGCGTGAAAAAGGGGTGATTGCACCGCCTTCTAACCCCGCTTCTGCTCGTACAGGCTCTCGCAGAATGGCAGGCGCTGCGTCTGCAATAGATAAAGCGTTTATTGACGACGGCGGAAAGTATGCAGATGGCGGTTTTGTCCGCGCTAAACGTAAAGGTTCATTTAAAGGAATATTCTAATGGCAACTCCCTCCAATATGATGCAAGGCGGGCGGCGCGATTATTCAAGCACTGCTAGGTGAAGAGGGGACAGAAGTTGTCACAGAAGAATACCAACATGATGCCAATATTGCTGAAGTTCTTGACGAATCAGTCATGGGTGAAATATCAAGCGAACTTCGAGCTCGGATTGAAGAAGACCAAGAATCAAGAAGCGAGTGGCAAGAGTCCTACACTCAGGGTCTCGACTTGCTCGGAATCAAATACGAAGAGCGTAGCCAACCCTTTCAAGGCGCATCAGGAGTAACACACCCGATCATTGCCGAGTCTGTCACGCAGTTCCAAGCACAATCGTACAAGGAATTGTTACCAGCGGGTGGTCCTGTGCGTGCTGAAATCGTTGGAGCCAAGTCGCCGCAGGTCGAAGAGCAGGCCAATCGCGTCAAAGACTACATGAACTACATGATCACGGAAGTAATGGAGGAGTACGATCCGGACACGGATCAGATGTTGTTTTATCTCCCGCTTTCTGGCTCAACTTTTAAGAAGGTCTACTATGATGAAACAAAACAAAGACCCGTTAGTCGCTTCGTGCCAGCCGAAGATCTCGTGGTCCCGTATACCGCAAGTGATTTGGCAACGGCAAGCCGTGTTACGCACATTCTTCGCATGGACGAGAATCAAGTTCGCAAGCTACAAGTTGCTGGTTTTTACAGAGATGTTGATCTGCAAGGTGGCTATGACGAAGAAGACAATCCAGTTAAAGACAAGGTTCGTGAACTGGATGGCGTAGAAAAAACAGGCGACTCAGACGAGCTGCTCACAATTTTTGAAATTCACACCGAGTTAGATATTGAAGGCTTTGAGGACTTGGATCAAAATGGAGATCCGACCGGGATCAAGCTGCCTTATATCGTTACGATAGAGCAAGGTTCTGGAGAGGTTTTGTCGATCCGACGGAACTTTGCAGAGAACGACCCGCTGAAGCGAAATCAGCAGTACTTTGTTCATTACAAGTTCTTGCCGGGTCTTGGCTTTTATGGTTTCGGCTTGATCCACATGATCGGGGGATTGGGTAAAGCTGCGACCTCGATTTTGAGGCAGTTGATCGATGCTGGGACACTATCCAACCTGCCCGCAGGGTTTAAAGCACGGGGCATACGAGTTCGGAATGATGATGAGCCAATTGCCCCTGGCGAGTTCAGGGATATTGACGCTCCTGGCGGCGACATACGGAATTCAATTATCCCGCTCCCGTACAAAGAGCCGTCGGCGACGCTCGCGCAGCTTTTGGGAGTTCTTATCGAGTCTGGGCGCAGGTTTGTTTCCATTGCCGACCAGCAAACAGGCACGCAGGGGTCTCAGCAGCAGCCTGTAGGAACGACAGTCGCGTTACTTGAGCGCGGCATGAAGGTGATGAGTGCGATCCATAAACGGTTGCACTATGCACAGAAAAACGAGTTCCGGTTGTTGGCAGGTGTCATTCGTGACTACATGCCTGCACAGTATCCGTACATGGTTCCGGGCGGTGACGCTTCAATTCTGCAAACGGATTTTGATAACCGTGTAGATGTCCTGCCGGTGTCAGATCCAAACATCTTTTCAATGGCACAGCGTGTCACACTGGCACAAACGCAGTTGCAGTTAGCGCAATCAAACCCTGAGATGCACAACCTGCATGCCGCGTACAAGCGCATGTATCAGGCACTTGAAGTGCAAAACATTGACGACATCCTGCCACCACCTCCAGAGCCGCAGCCAACTGATCCGGGTATCGAGAATGCGCGTGGGTTGGCTGGTCAGGTGATTCAGGCGTTCGCACAGCAGGACCATGACGCTCACATGGCCGTACATATTCAATTTATGAAACTGCCGATTGTGCAGGCTTCTCCGCAGGCTTACGGCATGTTCTTGTCGCACATTCAAGAGCACATGGCATTCAAGGCGCGTGCATTGGTACAGCAAGAAATTGAGACAGAGCTTCAGCAAATCTCGCAGGCTTCTCCACAAATCGCACAAGTCTCTCAGCAGATGGCTACACCAGAGATGGTAGAGGCGCGTGTGGCACAGGTGTTGGCGGAGCTGACTCAGCAGTTGATGCAACAGTTGATGCCGCAGGGCGAGCAAGAAGATCCGCTTGTTGGAATCCGCCAACAAGAACTGATGATCAAGGCTGGAGAGCTGGAGCGCAAGCGTCAGTCTGATCAGCAAGACCTTGAATTAGAACGACAAAAATTGATGCAGCGAGCTGCAACAGATGCTGCTAGAATTGAATCTCAAGAAGACATTGCGGACGAGCGTGCAGATGTGAACCGGGAGAGAATTGATCTCCAGAGGCAGAAGATGCAGCAAGATACATAGGATGAGACATGGACCCACTCACTGCGCTTGCCACATTTAACGCAAGCTATGCGGTTGTAAAGACAGCGGCACAAAACGCAGGCGAAATCAGTGAGATTTTTGCGGGCATCGGAAAGATGATGTCTGCAAAGCAGGCTGTAGAAAAAGCAGCCAAGAAAGATGAAGAACAATCTGATCTCGAGCTTTACGCGAAGCATGTAGAAATACAGCAGAAGTGGGAAGAAATCGTTGAGATCTTGAAATGGACAGGGCACTGGGACGGCTACCAAAAGTTTGTAGCAGACAGGCGAGAGCAAGAAAAGCAAAACAAAATCGCCGAAACAAAAGCAAAACTCAAAAAACAAAAGATGTATCAAGACATTGCGATCATCGTAGGCGCTGTTTTGGCTTCGGTTGTTATATGTGTCGTTTTCTTTTGGGCTATTGGTGAAGCTAAGGGCTGACGTATGTGGATGCTGTTTTTGATAGTTCTTGAAGCTGACCGTTTTATGGTTTCACCAAACGGCCCATACCCAACAATGGAATCCTGTTTTGAGGCGCGTGAGGTTGTAATGCAGATGGGCCTGATCGACTCAATGCACACGTCAAGCGAAGAAGAGATCGCAGCAAAAGCGAAAGCAAAGACCGAACTGTTGCAGGCGTATGCTCCTTTCAAAATTGCCCAGCGTTGGTTGGCTTTGATGTTTGGCACCGTGTTTCTTGGGACCTATGTTCTTGTTCTTGTTATGACGCTGACAGGGCAGGGTGATCCGGATGCCGTGACAAAAGTCATGGATCAATTTACTATCAACTACGCGGTACTTGTAATTTTAGGATTTTATTTCGGAGCAGGCGCTGCCGAAGGATTTTTGGAGAAGAAACGTGGCAAGTAAGAAAAGTTTTCCGGACTTAAACAAGGACGGCAAAGTCACCAAGGCAGACATTTTGAAGGGGCGTGGTGTGAAAGGTTTTAAAGAAGGTGGAAGTGTTCGTCGGCCAGCTCCAACGGAGAAGCCATCATCAGACGACCCGTTGATGGAGGCGCTTGAGCAAGAGCGCCGGATTCAGGAAGCTAACCCTGAGCCAAAAAAACCTAAACCAAAAAAACCTAACTCAAGATCTGATGACATTCGTTTTAGACGTAAAAAGCGAACTGAGGAACAGATAGAGAAAAGAGAAAAGCGAACAGCTCTTGAAGAAAAATCTGAAAATCCTCGCCGTTCTCAGAGATTTGCTGAAGGCGGCATGGTCCGTGGATGCAAGGGCATCCAGATCAAAGGCAAAAACTTCAGCGGAACATACTAATGATTAATCTTGTGATCTCACTGGGCGAAATGCCTGTTGATAAGATGAATGAAAGCGGTGAGGGAAAAGCATGTCCTCCTGCTACGCAAGACATTGATCTTAATCTTAAAAACAGAAAGAAAGCGATTGACGAATACGACTACGGCCCACTTAACCCAGCGTTAGATGGTAGCGGTCAAAACGATGATTTCTGGATGACGATTGCTGATGAGTTCAACACAGATGTTGAAGCGGCACTTGAGAGCCGTTGTGGGAACTGTGCGGCTTTTAACATGAAATCCAGCATTCAGGATTGTATTGCTGAAGGAATTGGCGACGACGGCGCAGATCCATATGACGCGATTGAAGCAGGTGATATTGGGTACTGCCAGTTCTTAAAATTTAAATGCGCGTCTCAGCGTGTGTGCACAGCTTGGGTCTCAGGCGGCCCGATCACAGACGAAGACGATGGCTCGGAGCATGATATTTTATAATGGATGTTGTTCAATTTGCTCAAGCATTGTATAAAGTCATGCGAGAGCGCGAGGAAGACTTGTGCAATCAATTGGCAAACGGTACGGCTCAAAACTACGAGCAGTATCGCAGTATGGTAGGGGAGCTTCAGGGCGTTGCCTTTGCCATAACAGAAATGAAAGCCCTGCTGGAGAAGAGTGAAGACGATGTCGAAGACCTCCTTATTAGTTCCGGAGCACGTCGCAGCTAGTTTATCTGAAGAAGAAAAGACTGCGCCCGCAACGGACGAGAGCAAAAACGAATCGCTTGAAAAAGCATATATCGAAGAATCCGAACGGGTTCTTGATCCATCCCTAGTTAGCAAATCCCTCAAAGAAAGACTGCCAGAACCAACTGGTTGGCGAATTCTTGTGATGCCCTTCCAAGGCAAAAAGCAAACTGGCGGCGGAATCCTTCTGCCTGATGAAGTCGTGCAAAGAGAATCTGTTGCCACGGTTGTCGCTTATGTCTTAAAAATCGGACCGCTTGCATACAAAGACCCAAGCAAGTTTGGTGAAGAATGTGCACCTTGGTGCGAAGAAGGACAATGGGTTTGCATTGGCCGATACGCCGGTTCCCGCTTCAAGATTGAAGGCGGAGAAATCCGGATCATTAATGACGATGAAGTCATTGCCACGATTCTAGAGCCTGGAGATGTGATGAATGTCTGATCAAGAGAAAAATGAAGTAGAAGAGGTAGAAGTTGATGTTCCTGAGCAGGAAAGCACCGACCAAGGTGAAACTTCTGAAGCAGAAAGTGGACAGCCGGTTGAAGCAGATTCATCAGAATCTGGATCGGATGCCCCCGAACAAGAAGACGAGCTTGAGAGCTACAGCAAGAATGTCCAAAAGCGGATTAAAAAGCTGACAGAAAAGTATCGTCAAGAGGAACGCGACAGGGAAGAAGCTGTACGTCTTGCACAAAAACTGCGCGAAGAAAACGAGCAGTTAAAAACAAACATGCAAAACTCCCAGCAGGGTTACCTGAATGAGTACGGGCAGCGTTTAGAGAATCAACAAAATCTTGCCAAGCAAGCATACCGTGACGCACACGACCGTGGCGACGTGGATAAAATGTTTGAAGCGCAAGAAATGCTGTCGAAGATTTCGATTGAGCAAGAGCGTTATCGTCTTGCTAAACAACAGCAGGAACGAGTGCAGGTACAAAAAGAGCCTGAACCTCAATCCGCACCGACGCAACAGCCTGCGCAACAACAGCAACAAGCACAGGCAGAACCTGACCCACGGGCACAGGACTGGGCAAGCAAGAACGAGTGGTTCGGTCAGGACGAAGTCATGACATATGCCGCTTTTGGAATTCATCGTAAACTTGTTGAAGAAGAGGGATTTGATCCAACCTCAGATGAGTACTACAATGAAATCGACCGAAGAATGGCTACGGAGTTTCCGCACAAGTTCTCTGGTCAAAAATCCGGGAGAAGTGGACAGGTCGCATCTGCTGACACTTCAGCATCTCGTAAAAAACAATCAGGGCGCAGGAAAGTCAAGCTTAGTCCGTCTCAGGTGGCAATCGCCAACAAGCTTGGTGTCCCGCTTGAAGAATACGCAAAATACGTTAAGGACTGAGGAGACTGACAATGACAGAATCAAATACACGCACACCACGCGCAGCTAAGAATCGCTCAACTGAAGAGCGCAGAAAACCGTGGGCACCACCAAGTCGGTTGGATGCACCACCTGCCCCAGAGGGCTATGTACATCGTTGGATTCGGACATCGATCCGCAATGAAGAAGACACGATGAACGTCCACACGCGTTTGCGTGAAGGATGGGAACCGGTCAAAGCGGAAGAGTATCCAGACTTCGATTACCCAGTTCTTGATGAGGGTAAGCACGCAGGAGTAATAGGTCAGGGAGGCTTAATGCTTTGCCGGATTCCTGCGGAAACAGCACACGAAAGATCCGAGTACTACGGGATCCGGACCCGCGAA